TTCCAAATCGTTATCGTCAAAATAAAGAGGATAAAATCGTTCATCATACAAACCCACCTTCTCTATACAGCCCTCACCAAAGGCTACCGCAGACCAGTGAGGTACACAGTCAAAGAAGTTCACGGCATCCGTCAAAACGCCTTGTGCGGCCTTAGAGAGCGTCTCAGGGGCGAACCAGCAGTCATCATTCACCAGCAACCAATACGGGGCATACGGTGTTGATTTGATAATCAGATTCCAAGCGCCAACAAGCCCCAAACCGTAAGGCACACGGATAACCCACATATTCACCACCCAGTCGGGCTTGACTGGATTCCATGAAGCCTGACCAGAGTTGTCAACGATGACCAGATTTTCAACAGGGTAATCAATGCTGGCAAGCAACCTGTCAGCAAGGTCAAAACGTTTCAGGGTCGCAAAGCCCAGAACTGGAATCATTTAAGCAACTTGCCCAAAGTAGGAATCCAGTAATCTTGCCAAACCTTCTCAGCCCGGTAACCCTCAGCAAACGCCAACGCCTTCTCAGACACGCCCTGACCACGCTCATAAGCCTGCATCAAGGCCTCAACAATTTGCGGAATGTTAGGGATGCTAAACCAAGACTTCTGAGACTCATCCCACAACGGCTGACACTCAACCAACCAACCATCGCCAACAAGTTCTGTGCTTGCACAAATGTCAGAAACAATTACAGGCACACCACAGGCTTGTGCCTCAATCGTGCCAACACCAAAACCCTCGCCATAAGACACGCCCAAATACACATTCATAGCGGTATAAAGAGCAGCCAACACTTCCTGCGGATAGCCGTAACGATACTGCAACTGGTCGCAGAACAAAACGTTTTCAGCAGGCACACCACACGAAGTCAGCAAGTCGGCCAAACGCCAACCGTAAGCGCCGAACATATCGGTGTGTAAATACAACAAAGCGTCAGGGTGTCTTTTCACAAAAATACCAAAAGCCAACAAAGCCTCGCCAACTGCCTTGCGGTGAATAGCACCAGAAGACTTGTTAGCAAAGTTCATGCCCACAACAAACTGGTCATCACGGATGCCCATAAACTCACGAGCAGTCTTGCCCTCAATCATCTGCGTAGGTTTAAACACGTCATCAACAGCGTGAGGAATGTAAAGCGACTCAATACCCGCAGCCTCAATCTGGCGCTGACCCCACTTAGACATGGCAATAGGTGTGACGTTAGGATTGCTCAACCACTGCATAACCAAAGGCGGTATCGGGTTGTGGTCAATCGGAGTCCACGAAGCAATCGGGATGTCCTTGTATTTGTCCTTCTTTAAAATCCAAACATCATACAAAGTCATCAACAAGTCGGCTTGCTTGCCTTTTTCTTTCTCAACCTTAGCCTTGTGATTCAGGTGATTGATGGCAGTAACATCCTGCGAATATGCATCAGCGCCACGAGCATATTCAGGCACAAGACCGTGACCAGAATCCCAAGTGCCATTAACACCCTCACGCCCATAGTTCGACTGAATTGCGACATCAAGGCCATCACGAACCATGCGACTCAAAACCTGTTGCGACTGAACACCATAGCCAGTAGGTGCTGTGGGCGAGTTGCTAAACCAAGTGATTGTTCCCTTTAGCATTAGAACCTTTCGTAGTAGGTATAACTAATCATAGTAAAAGAACACCCCCCGTATCTACGCATACGAGGGGTGTTCAGCCTATTTGTCGGCTAAGGATTAACTTGCGCCACCCTTGAAGAAGCCGATGTGGCTGGCGTGTGTCAATCCACCGTCAACTCTAATCAGACCTCTATATGCCGTAACATCTGTGTTGAAAGCGAAATCGGTTGAAGTTGCAACCTGAACGCCACCAGCAACACGAGCCTTGAATGATGGAAGGTGTCCGAATAGAACCGACTTCGCACCAACAGCAACAGCAGGAATTGCAGGGTTCTCGTAAACCGAGTAACCAAGCAACGATGCTGGCTGACCAGCAACAGCAGAGTCAGTCCAGATGTAAGCACCTGAACCATCCTTCAACTTACGAGCAGCGGCAATACCAGACTTAGCCATCATGAAGCCAAGTCCCGGAAGAACACGAGCGCCATCAGCGATGCCGTAAACGAGGTCAATCAAGTTCTCGTAAGTAGCAGCACCAGAAACACCAGTTCCACCAGTAACAACTGAACCAGCAGCAGAAACCAACTTGTCGGTTAGTGCAGTGTTAGTCTGCACACCAAGCGAAGTACCTAGTTGCTGTGCAATGTAACCAGTGATGTCGAAGCCAGCGTCAGCAACCAACTCGTTTGCCAAGTTGACGATTGCGCCATACTTGATTGCACCAAGAGTGATGCTTGAGAAGGTCGGGTTTGACTCTGCAACAGTTCCAGCAGCAGCAACTGAACCAGCAGTGCTTAGTGCAGTAACGGTTGGGATGACTAGGTTCTCACCTGATGCGGTGTTGAATACCTCAGAAGTCTGAAGCATTGGGCCAACAAGGGTCGCAATCTGGAAAACTTGGTCATAGAACGAAGTTGGAACGGTGTTGCTAGATGGAACTAGCGGTGAACGGGTTTCACGGTTGAACTCGTATGAGCGAAGTTCGCCACGAGCAATCGAACGCAAAACATCTGCGTCAGAAGAAGTCGGTGCGACCTCTGGTGCAAATGAGCCAGCAGCAGCAGCAGCCTCAGCCGAACGCTGTGCAACCTTCTCTGCGGTAGCAATAGCAGCATCACGCTGTGCAATGTCAGCCTCGATGCGGTCAATCTTTTGTAGGTCTTCAGCAGTTAGTCCACGCTTCTCAGACTCAGCGAGGTCAATGACCTCACGCATCTGGGCAACTAGGTTGTTGCGAACTTCTGCCTGACCCTTGATAAATTCAGACATTTTGTCTTCTTTCAGTGTAAGGATAAACAGGGAACTCTGCCGTGAATAACACAGAACAGAAACGGTGGCGCTAACGCTCAACCTACATACAAGTTTACTGAGAGTGTGGAACACCCTGTAAAAGAAAACCCCACCGCCGAAAGGGAGTAAAGGCGGTGGGGCAAACGAGAGATGAGATTATCTCGTTTCTTTTGGTTCAGTCACCCGATTCTCTTTAACTGGGGCTGAACTTTTCTTGAGGTCACGCACCAAGTCGGCGATAACGCCAGAGTCAGGCTCGCCTGCGGTCTCGTTGATTACCTTTATAGCAATCTCGATTTCTTCTTTGGTAAACATCAGATTTCCTTTAGTAGTAGGTCTAGTTTCTTTTTCTTCAGCGCAAGGATGTCGCCCTGAACTTCCTCGACTTCTTCGGTCTTGGTAAGTTTAGCCACAACGTCAGTAATCAATGAAGCCTGAGTAGGGTCAAGTTCTTCACCCGACTCCAGACGCATCAAAGCGTCAGCCAAAGTGTCTGCATCAATACCAGTTTCGGTTGAACGCACAGCAATAGTTCCAGCAGTACCTTCGTACGCCGGGCTACTAACGATTGACACCTCGAATAATCTGACAGCCTCAAGAGTGCGAGTGCCACCATCGTTCGACCAAGTATCTTTTATGACTGAGAACCCAAACGACATTGAGTCAATAACCTTTGAGCGGATAAGTTCCGAAACGTCACGACCACGAGTTGTGTTGGCTAACGTTGCCTGAACCTTTAGTCCACGAGCATCCTCAGTTAGACGCAGAGTGCCACCACGAACCGAAGCCAACGGCTCACCAGCATCATGATTCCACAACAGTTTGACCTCGTTGCGTGACTGCAACGAACGCTTGAAAGCACCCGGCGCAATGCGTTCAACGAACGGCAAAGGCACAGAGTCAGAGTTGAACACGGCAGCGTAACCCTCGAAGGTCATGCCGTCACCAGTTTCACGAATCTGAAAATCGGCAACGTTTACACGCTGCTCGGTGGCTGGAACAGAACGCCCCTCACCCACACCGTCAAGACGGTTCTTAATCGCATAAGCGACATCGTGCCACTTGTTACGAACTACTGTGTCAGTCATAGCATCTCTTTCTTGCTCTGCTCTAATTCTAGCAACCACAGATTCCGCATACGCCAAAGTTCTTTGCGCTGCTCGCTTGCTCGGCCCTGAACCCCACAGCAAGTGGGCAACCACACCAGCAGACGGATAGTTGTCTGATGACGGGTCTGCGTCAGGCGAGTCAAGGTCTACTAGGTGTCGTGCAATCCACGCAGCAATGCGAATCCACTTATCGTCAGAAACTTCACCAGAAGCCATCTCACGAGCCTCACGGATAGTGCGGTCAACCAGACCATCGCCACCCAAGCCCTGCTCATAGTATTCAAGACCACGACGAGCAGCAGCCCTCATGTATGCAGGTGCAGACTGATTTACTGCACGGTCTTCAGGCTCATCTTCATCACCAAAAACTTCTGGTTCAGCGATGCGGGTCAAATCGGCAACAGGAACGGTTGTGAGCAAAACAGTTTCAACAAAGAAACCGCCCATGTCGTCATAAATCTTTACCTGAGCCATGTCGCCATCAACCGAATAAATCTCACCAGTCTTAGTTTCACCATCAACAACCCAAGTGACATAGTCGCCCACAAGCAAACTGCCGACAGCGGCTCTCTCGCCCTCAAATGGTTCTTCGGTGGCGATGCTCAAAGCGACAGCGTTATCAATGGCGCTCTGTTTGCTGTCGTGACAGGCAATGAGGTCGCCGCCGTCATCAACGACAGCCCAACCAGATTCACAACCCTCACGGTTCTTAGCAATGAAGTATGGCATTAGACGGGAATCCTTAGATAACTTACGATGTGGCCTGCGCTTTCCGAAACCATCCATAACGACTGCCCCGGAAAAATTAAGAAATCTTGTGTGCTTTGCTTTTCGATGCCAAAACCGTTGAGTATGGTGACGTTTTCGTTGCCAATGAAAAGGGTCTTAGTTGATTCCTCGTTGTGAATGTAGATGCGGATAGGTGAAACACCCAAACCGTCAACCTGCACAGGTGTCACACCAACAGTTATACGACCAGATTCAATAGGTAGCGTCATAGGTAAACCGTCTCAGGGTTTTCAGGATTAACCTGTGCGACATTCTGCAACTGAGTAGACGGCAAACCAGTGTGAGTAATAGCGGGCAGGTTCAGGGCAGCCAAAGTCTCGGCAGGGTCATAACCGACCTGCACAAGCATCTGAGCCATCTTGACCAACTTTTCTTCCTCAATGATTGTGGTCTGAGTCAAAGCCACGTTAGCCAACGGAACACGGTGCTGGTCGCCTTCCTCAACAGGTGAGTAGTCTTCAAGACGGCGAACATCGTTGACCGACATAATGCCTGCCTGAGTCATAATGCTGTAAGAGGTCGCACGGCTTTGTAGGTCGCCACGGAGTAGTGCGTTGAAGTTGAACTTGATGAACGCATTGTTAGGAAGCAAACGAGAGTAGCCCCACTCAATCTTTTCCAAGATAGGTCGTAGCGTGTGAGAAACAAACTGCAAGTTGTTCTGCTCAACGCTCGCATACGAGGCAGTGTCAGGAATACCCATCATGTGCAACGGAATGTTGAACGCACGAGCCATTTCCTCAACAGCGAAACGACGTGACTCCAAGAACTGTGCAGCGTTGTTCTCAACCTGTGTAGAAACATACTTAGCACCGCCCGACAGGATTCCTGTCTTGTGTGCATTACGCCAACTACGGTGACGGCTATCAAAGCCCTCTTGCAAGTTCTTGGCCTGTTCAGCAGTAACTTCGCCCGGCACTTCAATAACACCCTGAGTTGTTGCGCCCTGACCGAAGAACCTAGCGGCGTAAGACTGCAACGCACTGGCAACACCCAAAGCATCTTTCAACTTACTCACACGGCTGATACCAATCAACGACCCCGGCTCTGCCAAGTCAATCAAGTGAATGATGTCCTCAGAAGTCAGGGGCTTTTCTTCACCAGTGACAATGAAAACTTTGCGACCAATAGCAGAACGCTTTACCTCAACAGTTGTCGGGTCAAGCACAACCAAGTTCACAGGCTCACCATTGCTGTCACGGAACACACGGGTGTAAGAGTTACCGCTCACCAACATAGACGCAACAACAGCGCCGTAATGTGCCTGACGGGTAGTGTCAACATCTGGCTGGTCAATCCACATAGGGCGTGGGCGGTAAGGTCTGCGCTCACCATCAACACGCACATAAGAATCAACAGGCAAAGTAGAGATGGTGTCGCTAATTAGGCTGACAGCCGAGAAGAAAGCAACAACCTCAAAAGCGCTCTTGTTGTTGATAGCAACACCAGCGTTGGTCGCAATCGTTGAATCAAGACCTGCACCCCAAATAGTTTGGAAACTGACAGCACGCTGTTCAAAAAGATTACCTAGCATTATTTACGACCTCGCTCAATCGCCAAACCAAAAAGCACAGCACCGACGCCAGCCATAATCACACCAGCCGGGGCAAAGATAAGCCCAATGCCAAGAGATACCAAAGTGATACCAGTCACCTGCAAAATTGTTGCAATCACAACGCCACCTAAATAAAGAACTGAGGCACTACTGCCTTTTCTATTCTACCGCTTGCTCTATCGTATGCGAGAACAGCAGCAACAGCAGCGTCAATCCTGCGACTACTGGCACGGTTCTCTTTCACAATGCGAACACCTAAATTATCCTTCTTGACAACAGCGTTAGACAAGTGGCGAGCCAGCAACGGGTCGCCATCATGCACTAAACGCTTCTCAACAACCGCATCGTAAAACTTGGCACAAGCAGTCACCATGCGGCGAGCCGAGGTGCTAGGCCACTCAACAATCGGGATGCCCTTGTCAGCCATAACTTCCATGGACCTCTGCCAGCGGTAAGGGTCACAAGCAACCTCACGAACCTTGTACTGCCGACAGAACTCACCAATCGTGTCCTCAGCATCCTGAATGTTCACACGCCAAGAATCGTCAGCATCGGCAGGCTTTTCCCAAGCCTTCACCAAAGTAAGCCGAGGCAAGTCATCCTCAGACTCAGGAATAGAACAAGCCACAATCACAGTTGAGTCACCACTGAACGAACCATCGAAACCAAGAATGTATTGGGCATCAGGGTCAAGTTCGCCAGCATCGGCACAAGCATCCCAAGTGCCAGTAGGCAACCAACTAATCTGCGATGAGACCCACTGATTGAGGCGCTTAGTGCGGAACTCTGCCTCTGGTGTTCGCTTGACCGCAGACACAAAGTCATCAGCAGAAACAATGTCATCAAAGCCGGGGTTAGCAATAGCCCACATCGCAGGGTCACGATGGTCAGCATCCTGTGGCGCTTCCCACCAAGCCATGAAGAACGCAGGGTCAACCAACTCACCACTAGCAACCTTCTTGCCATACTGGTACATCTTGTAAGCAATCGAGTCCTCGCCCGTAGAGTCAGACTTCACGCCAGCGGTAGTAATCGCCACCAACTGAGCAATCTTTCCACGGTTACCCATAGCCAATGAAAACACGTCATACAAGTCACGGTTCTTGTGGGCGTGCAACTCATCCATAATCACACGGCTAGGGTTCAAACCTTCTTTGGAGTAAGCCTCAGCCGAAACAACCTTAAACACCGAGTTAGTGCTAGGCACATAGATTGAGTCTTTGTAAATCTGGCATAGGTCATTGAGTTCCGAGTTCTCAACCATGCGCTTCGCCTCACCGAACACGATGCGAGCCTGCTCCTTCTCAGCAGCCACAGCAATAACCTCGCCACCGTTCACACCCTCAGCAATCAGCGAATAAAGACCAATAGCGGCAGACGACAACGCCGACTTGCCGTTCTTCCGGGGCATCCCCACAAGAGCCGTAGTAGCCAACAACCCACCACGCTCATCACGGGCATACAGGTTCTTCAACAACTCTTTCTGCCAGCCACGTAACTGCAAAGCATCGCCAGCCTTACCAGCAATACCATCCTTACCAACAGACCCAAAAGTTTCAGCAAACTCAATCGCAAACTCCCCATCACCCTGAGCAATCGCCTCAACAGGAACAGGAGTCAAATAAGCAGGCGGCCAACTATCCGTCATTCTGCTTCTGGGCTTTCTTAGCCAACAGTTCTTCCAACTTGCTCTTAGTCTTAGCCGACACCAAACCCAAACGAGTACGGTCAGCAGGCGTAAAGCCAAGCAAACTCAAGTTCTTCACAATCATCGTCTCAGTATCATTCAACTGCTTCACCATGTGCCACTGGTCAGGGTTCTCAACAATGTGTTCCCTCAACCACTCACGGCGGTCAAGTTGCTCACACACCATCTGCACCAACTGAGTATCAGTACGAATAGAAATCCACAACTCACCAGCACCAAACACCGTATCCCACAACTGACGACCAACCTCACCCAACGGGCGCAACGGCTCAACAAACCCATACTCCAAAGGAGCAATCGCATCATTCGTGCGAATCTTGTGCTGACCCGGGTTGCCCTGCAAAATCTTCAACTCCGCAGGTTTCGTGTAATTGACCATAAAAACATCCTACCCCGAAAAGCCTGAAATTCCGACAGGTGTGAAAAAC